CCACCAGTTATATCGGCGGGAATACCAACCGCCGAGCCTTCCAATGCTTCAATTGAAACCGCCGTAAAAATCCGCAGCCCTGTTTCTTCGTCTACACCGTCATCGCGCCACTCCTTGACCACATACCCAACCGACGTGCAGGAAATAACGCTATCCAAAATATCGCGGACATTGTCTTCTGCTCGCTTTGACCGCGACAGTTTGACGCGCCCGATTAATTCACCGTTGACGACGCGGACAGATCCCGGAACAAACTTGCCGATAATGGCGTCAAGGTCGTAACTGCGATGATCAGCCAGAAACGGCGCGCCGGAATTCATGCGGTCGAGATCCCAAGCGCCTTCGCTCATTTCCAGCTTTTCGACAAAAAATTCGTCATCAGCCCATGAGTACCGGACGACCGGAACGCCAGTTCCAAGGGACACTGCGATTGTGTTAGTCTCAGCGTCAAAGCTGTCTGGCGCAAACCTGGCGTCCATGCGGGCAACCAGTTCGCGACCGTCGCGCATAATCGGCGCTGTCTGGGTGGTCGGCTTTACTCTTGTCAGTTTTTCAAGGTTCATTGTCATCGCCTCAAAATGATACAGCGTCTCGCATTGAGACACCTTACCCGAAAAATAACCGATTTCGAGCTTGTGTCAAATTTTGGCGATTTCGCTATTTCGAGGGTTGCGAGACTGCGGGCGCCACAGCCTGCAATTGGCCAGCAAGCGTGACCTGCTTTAAGTTGCCGAGGAAAAGCAGCCCAGCATCATCAGCCGCTTTGATGTCGGCCGCGATCTCGGTAGTGACGGTATCAGGATCCAAACCGCTTGCCTCGATAATGCGCGGCCGCGAATCAAGACCAGCCTGCATTTTCAGGATCGCGGTTCTGGTTTCGCTCTCTTCGTCGGCCGACGGGATGCGCGGGCTTGTCCAGCGGACGCCATACAGCCGGGGATCGTCCGGCAAAAAGCCGTAGTTGATCGACTCCCGAATAAACCGACGGTAAATAGGATCAAGCGCCATCGGGATCAACATCAGTTCACGCAGGCAAGCCAAATGGACGGACTCCCGGATCAACCCGAGCTTCGCCTGCGAAAAGCTGGCGTCAGACATATCCCCGGACACGGTGTGATAAGACAAACCAATCGCGGCCGCGATTTCGTGCAGGTACGTCGAAACAAGCTCCTTCATACCGGTTGGCATTTGCGGCGTCGTGATCGTGACCTTTTTCCCGTCAGGTGTATAAGCGACCAGGCCGGGGACCATCTCCTCGACGACCGAGCCGTCTGCATCATGCAAAACGTCGCCGTTTTCGATGACGGGATTGATGCCCGGAATCGGATCAGACGAATCTCCGCCCTCGACGATGAAAGCCAGCGTGCCGATCGCATGTACCGCAACCTGAACCGCGTAAAGCAGATCATGAAAATTTTTGATGGTCAGCAGAATCGGCGACAGCCAAGGTACGCCCCTGACCTGGCCAGACCGCACCGGGTCAAAGGCATGAATGATATTTTCAGCCGGGACGCGGGTTGTCTCCGTGGTGCTGCCCCTGGCGCCGAGCAGCATCGAGGATCCTGGGTGTTCCTTCAGCAGGTGATACGCCGCGATTTCGCCGATCTTGTCGAACTCGACGCCGGATATAATCCGGCTGCCGTTCGAAAGAATCTCGATTTTCGATATCGGCAAAAGGTCGGCCTCGATCGGTTGCAGTTTCAGCGGTGGCACACCTGGCATATCGTCTAAGCGCCTAACCCTAAACCGCGTCATCCCTTCGCCATCCATCACGATATGGCGAGCCAGCAGCCGTTCAAAGCCGTAAAAATCAATCGGGCTGCCGGCAACCGGATTTTTCGCCCACTTCTGCCACAGCGCCCAAACGCGATCATTCAGCCTGTCGTCACCTGTGTCCGGCGTCGGCTTGATGCCCGTGGAGATCAGCAGGTCAACATACGTGTCGATGATGTCATGCGCGTAGGCTTCATTCTGATAAGCGTCCCTGGACTTCGCCCGCAGCTTTTCGAGCCCGGTCTGGATGTCGTAATTCGCATCACCGGCCGAGCCCCGCCACAGCGACTGTTCCCCTGACTGGCCGGCCGCGACGTAACCGCGCTTCCGGGGCCGAGCCTTTTTGCGCTCGACGTTTTCCTTGATCTTGCTTTTTTCGACGGCGACTGCTTCGCCGGATACGACACGGGCTGCACCTTTCAGTCCGGTTGATATTCCGTTTTCGTTTTTCATTCCTGGCCTCCAAACCGCACGCGACCAGCGCGGGGCCGCGCATTGGTAACGCCTGAAATGAACCGGTTAAGATAGTCGATTCGTGCCCGCAACTCGTCAAAAGTAGCAAACTTGATTCGTTTGTCGCCGTGACCGCTTTCAAGTATGCCCGCACCGAGCATATCAAGCAGCGCATCCCGAGCCGCGACAGCCTCCGCAATCGTCATGGTTAATACCTCGCCTTGGATAGCCATCCAGTTTTCGGCCGCTTTTTCCTCGCTGGCCTCAACTCGGATGGTAAGGCTGGTGGCAAATTATTCAAAATTTTAACGATTTCGGCCGTGGGTTCCGGGGCCGTGCCGACGACGTCTGCAAGGTCGGAGCCAGTAACAGGTGGCAAAGCGGGTTCTGCCTTCGCCCCGAAAACAAAACCGCCGAGGCACGCAAACGACCTGGCCGCGATGTTGTAACCGAGTAAGTCCCACGCCTCATTCGCTTTGTCCTTCGACTTTTTTTCCCACGACACCCGCGCCTTAATCTTTAACCGTCGCTCGGCCGTCAGCATATCGAGCAGGTGCGGAACCTTGTCCAGCAGCGACTCAGGAATGTGCAGGTATTTCGGCCCTGGGTTTGTAACTCGGAGCATCGCGTCCGATGCGTCTTTGGCCGCAACAGTGCGGACAGTGTAATACGGCGCGTTTTTGACTCCCTTCAAATTCGTCCGGCTCGGGATGTTGGAAATAATCGCGTCCCTAGGCGTACCCTCAACGCCCTTGATTGCATATGTCCTTGCACGGCCCCGCTTAAGCGTATGCTGCAAAACCCGGGTTGCCTCAAAACCACGGTCGATAAAACAAACGGACGCTGGCGCCTTGCGACCGTCCGCAAAATCAAAAACCCTCGCCCGCAACCGGTCGTGCGCCGACCACGTTTCCGGCTCCGTCAGTTCGCCCGGGGTCACGACGTAATCAAGCATCCAGGCTTCATCGCCCGCACCCCACCCAATCCACATCGTTTCGAACCGGCCACCGTCCTTGCCCTGCACGTCTGTTGCCATCGTGATAAGTTGGACATCGTCCGGCACAAAATCCCAGTCCGGCTCGAGCAGACGCTGAAGTTCGTGCGCGTCCAGGCTTTCGCCGCGATCCTCGAAAGTTCTGGCCATGCGCGTATTAACCAGCGTTCGGATTGGATCAAGGTCGCCAGCCTTCATCCGGTCAACAGCCGCGTCCCACTGGCGGGCAAAGTCGGCCCATGAATAGGTGCCCAAAGGCTGATACATGAAGTTGATCAAGTACGATTCAATACCAGGGTCGGCCGCCAGATTCGTCGGGTCACTCCACCGGCCCGCAGGCAGAAACTTCGCCTTGTCGTTGTTGTGCCACGCACCGCCACAGTTCACGCACTCATAATGCACATCATCGTACCTGCCCTTTTCCCACACTAGCCGCCAATTTCGCAGTTCATCGTCGCACGGTTCGAGGGCCTGTTCATGTCCGCAGTGCGGGCACGGCACGAGGTAGCGCCTGTCAGTACCGCGCAACCGCCATGATTCAATTTCACTCTGGCCTTTGACTTTGGGGCTGGACACGATTAGGATTTTTGCAGTCTCGCCGAAAGTCGTCGTGCGGTTGATTGCCAGTTCCGTTGACGAACCGGCGCCCGACACGTTTTCGCGGTGGTCGTCGGCTTCGTCGATGACGACGAATCGGATCGTGTCCGAGGTCAGACCGGACACCGATTGCGCGCCGACCAGCTTAACGGTGCCGCCAGGGAACCGCTTCAGTTTGATCGTGTTAGACTTGTCCCGACTTTTCTCCTCCGCAACTTTCGATCGCAAAAGTTCACTGTCACGAATCATCAAATCGAGACGAGTCTTCGAAAATTCTTCAGCTTTTGAGTCGTGCGAAGTCACCCACAAAAACGGCCCAGGGTAGTAACCGATGCCGGCCGTCAAAAACGCTTGACCGACTACGGACTTGCCCATTTGTATCCCGGCTTGGAATACAACGATGCGCGGCCCACCGTTCGGCGTCGTCATGTCCATGATCTCGACCAGGTACGGATACAGGTCAAGGTTAACCGGCCCCGACACTTTGCTGTACTCTGGCGACAAGATCAGGTGCTTTGATGCGATCTTCGACACCGACACGCTCGGCGTCGGGGCAAACGTCTGGCGCAGGGCCAAGTCAATGACCGACATCGATTCGGACAAAACCACCATTACGACACCTCCGGGGGATCACCGCTGACGACCGCCAAAGCTTCAGCGATATACTTTCGCAGGATACATCGGATCTCGTTCACGTCGGTTTTACTCACCAGCAATTCGGCGCATCGGTTTGGAATCGCCTCGATGTTGACCTTTGCCTTTGTCGTGACGTCGCAGTAAACGCGGACTGCGTCAGCCACCGCGATCAAATCGCGTCGCATTTGCGCTTCCTTCATTTCAGCAATTTTGGCTTCGGCGACCTCTTTTCGACGACGGGCTTCGATGATGTCAACGAAACCATCGCCAGCGGTCGATTCAACCGGATCACCGGAAGCCGGGATCTGGCGCACGGCATTTCCACGGCCGGCTGTCCGCAGTTCATCCCGCGCACGCTCGATGGTTGTACAGCCGTCATCGTCAAACTTCATCTGACCGGCGTTTCGCAGCCGCGTTACCAGATTACGCGATATGTGCAACGCCTCTGCAACTTCATCGACCGTCAACCGGCCGGACTCAATCGCAATCGCTTTCGTTGCTTCGGCAATCGGAGCTATGCCAGGGCTGTCAAAAGCGAGGCCAGCGGAATCAGCCTCGAAGTTCCAAACCGGCGCTCGCAAAAAAAGTTCATCCGCGATGGCATTCAAAAACTCGGCTAACTTTCGGTCGTCGGAAACCTCAAAATACTCAAGCCGCGGCACGGCGCCAAAATTCATCGAGCCTCGAATAACAATGTTCCACCGGTCGTTCGTTAGCACGCACCACTTCGCGTGCGTGCGAGTCGTGCGGATGCAGTCGTTGCCTAAAGTGGACATCAAAATCTGAAAATACTCGGGTTCCCGAGATCGCAATGAATTATCCAACACCAGACGCAGATTCTTGATTCTGCCTTCACTCCGTAATCGCCCCAGGTCCTTGATTGCCTCGCCGTTTGTTGACCACGTCGCAACGACAACATCGGCTGGGCCGGTCAAATCCAGGGCAGCGGCCAAAATCTCCCACGCCGCAAACTGCCCTTTGTTAATGCCCGCCCGACATTCGCCTGATCGAAAGTCGGAAAAAATCGACGGCGCGCCTTCGGTCTTCGCAATCATCAAGCCACGATCCGCGCCAGAGACTGAAGCGATGTCGGGGCTTTTAATGTCTTCAGGCAAAAACTCGTCACCCCGACGACGCTTTGCGCCCCGCTTGCGAGCAACGCCCGAAGCTTTGCCGACACCACGCAAGCCGCCGCGCAAAGATGCCGACACCTCGCCCGCGCACGCGCCCGTGAGTTTTCGTTTTGGTTCAACGCCTCTGTCCGGTTTGCCACCGACGAACGGATCTCGCATCGCATCCACGCGCACAGCCGTTGATTCCAGGTCAATCGATCGATCAGGGAAGCGAACCAGCCAGCGTTTCTTACCCCAATCGTCTATCGTCTGCGGGTCAACTTGGAAGTATTTACCGGCTTCAATCCGGTTTGCGCCTTGTCTTTTGCGATTCGGCCTTTTGTCTGCCACCTA